CCTAGAGAAGCCAAACGTAAAAGAAAAAATCGAAAAGGTCAAGGCAGCAATTGCCGTTGACACGCCACCTGAAAGGTGCTATGCTCCTATACCTGAAGGTAAAAAAGGTAATATGAAACTACCTTCTGGTTGTGCATACTGTCCGTACAAGTTTGAATGCTACTCAGATGCAAACGACGGTGATGGACTTAGAGCATTTAGATATTCTAACGGTCCCGTATACTTTACTGAAGTTGCGGTAGAGCCAAGAGTTGAAGAGATTCTTTTATGAACAGAAAGAAAATAAAGCAAATCAACAAACAAGTTGGACCTATTCTTGTTGATTGGCTAAAGACATTAGTCTCTGAAGAAGAAGCCAAGAAGATCACTTTAGATAATTACAAAGAACTTCTCCCTGATCAGACGCATGTTTTAGCCAACAGCAAGTTTTTTCTTAGCACCTTTTCTCCACGGTGGGTGCGCAAAAAGCTAAAGGGTTTGGTTGCTCGACAGCCTGAAAGACCTATTAATACATACACTCTAGAAGATATTAAAACTGAGATGCAGACATGGAAAATGATCAACAGGGATTTTTAGTCCCGCTTGAAATAATTATTCTTGGTTTTGCTGCACACTTTACAAGTGGTAATAACGTTAATACTGTAGAAGATGAAGCGCTATACGACCTTCAGGCTGCTCTAGAGTTAGAAATAGAACGCAGAGGAGCAATAGTACATTGAGTAAAGCGCCAAACATTCGAAAAGGATACCGCAAAAAAAGAGTTGTTAGACCCAGAGAAAAGGACGTAACGGTTGGCTACGACTCTCATTGGGAATATAAACTACATTCTGGCCCATTGTCTGAGTGGGACATCCACACAAAAAAGGTTGACTACGTTGTAGAACACACTTATCATGCAGACTTCGTTAAAGAAATAGACGGTAAAACAATACTTCTTGAAGCCAAAGGACGCTTCTGGGATGCGCCTGAATATACCAAATACGTTTGGATAGATAAGTCGCTGCCCGAAAACTACGAGCTAGTCTTTTTGTTTTCTGATCCTAATGCGCCAATGCCTCAAGCAAAAAGACGCACAGACGGAACTAAAAGATCTCACGCAGAGTGGGCAAGCTCAAAAGGATTCAGATGGTTTAGTGAAGAATCGCTGCCAGATGAATGGATCAATCAGGACTATAAAGAAGAAGGACTATGATCGACAGGAAACAAGAACGCTCTAATAAATTTCTTCGCAAGAAAAAGTTTAAGCAAAAAGGAGCGACACCCCCAAAACGAAAGAAACAAAACATTAACTTTAAGGAAGAGTAATGGACTTATATCAACAGTACATCCATAAGTCACGGTACGCTCGTTACCTGCCAGAGGAACAGCGACGTGAAACTTGGGAAGAAACAATAGACAGGTATTTAAACTTTTGGGTAGAGAAGGGCAAACTTACTCTAGAAGACGCTAACGGTATCTTTGCAGACATTCACGACATGAACGTGATGCCCAGCATGAGAGCTTTGATGACTGCTGGTGAAGCACTGGACCGTGACAATGTAGCAGGATTCAATTGCAGTTATTTGCCGATTGACCATCCTAAAGCTTTTGATGAAATGATGTACGTGTTGATGTGCGGCACAGGAGTAGGCTTTAGTGTCGAGCGCCAATACATTAGCAAACTACCGGAGGTAGCAGAAGAATTCCATGACACAGACACCGTTATACATGTCGCCGATAGTAAGATTGGCTGGGCTAAAGCTTACAGGGAACTTGTTAGCCTGCTCTATTCGGGCCAACTTCCAAAGTGGGACGTATCTGGAGTACGACCTGCAGGGGCAGCCCTTAAAACATTCGGCGGTAGAGCAAGTGGTCCAGAACCTCTTGTCGATTTGTTTAAGTTCACCACTGAGATCTTTCGGGAAGCTGCTGGACGCAAACTTAGCTCCATCGAATGTCATGATCTCTGCTGTAAGATTGCACAGATCGTCGTCGTGGGAGGAGTCAGGCGAAGCGCTCTCATCAGTTTATCTAATCTCACTGACGACAGAATCCGAAGAGCTAAGTCAGGCCAATGGTGGCAAGACAATCCTCAGCGAGGACTAGCCAATAACAGCGCATGTTACACAGAGAAACCAGATTTTGAGGCATTTTTAAATGAGTGGAAAAGTTTATACGAGTCAAGGTCTGGGGAACGAGGAATGTTCTCTAGGGTTGCAAGTCAAAAACAAGCTGCAAAAAACGAGCGACGAGATGCTACCTATGACTTTGGAACTAATCCATGCTCCGAAATTATCCTTCGACCCTACCAATTCTGTAATCTATCAGAGGTTGTTGTCAGGTCGTCCGATAGTCTCTCAGACCTCAAACGGAAAGTACGTGTTGCGACTATCCTTGGAACTTTACAAGCTACCCTTACCAACTTTAGATACTTGAGGAAGGTGTGGCAGAACAACACAGAAGAAGAGGCCTTGTTAGGCGTTAGCTTGACAGGTATTATGGATCATCTAACGCTGTCGGGAAGGAGAGATAAGGGTGTACTTAAAACATGGCTCACAGAGTTACGTGAAGAAGCAGTTAAAACTAATGCTGAGTGGGCTAAAAAACTTGGCATTAATCCTTCTACCGCTATTACTGCTGTCAAGCCTAGCGGGACTGTTAGTCAACTTGTTGATAGTGCGAGTGGAATCCACCCTAGATATTCATCTCAATACATTAGACGAGTTCGAGCAGATGCAAGAGACCCACTCTGTACCGTCCTCGAAGCCTCAGGAATACCCGTAGAAGACGACGTTATGTCGCCCAGTACCAAGGTATTTAGTTTCCCGATTAAGTCTCCTGACAAGGCTGTGGTGGCCTCTGAGATGGGTGCTATGGAGCAGTTAGAACTATGGGAAATCTACCAAGACTTTTGGTGCGAACATAAGCCTTCGATGACTTGTTATTATCGTGACGAAGAGTTTCTTGAAGTAGGCCAGTGGCTATATAATAAGTTTGACAAGATTAGCGGTATTTCTTTCTTACCATACTCTGAGCATACGTATCAACAAGCACCGTATGAGCCTATCAGTAAAGAAGAATATACAGAAATGGCCGCTAACTTCCCAACTGAAATGTCTTGGGACATCACAGAAGAGAGTGATATGACCGAAGGCTCACAAACTTTAGCTTGCACTGGTAACAACTGCGAGATATAGTATGAGTGCATGGCACGGCGGGAAGGGTTCGTCCCCCCGCCAAGTAAACAAAAACAAATTTGACTCTAACTGGGATAGAATTTTTAAGGATAAAAAAGATGTTGAATCCAAACCAAATACTGAAGACAATGAGAAGTTATTACGAAGCAGACATAAAAAAACACGCAATGGCGGTTGAAGTTATTATTAGTAATCCTATGGCTTTTCACGACCACGATGCTTTCTACGAGGCTATTGAGTCGCAGCTAAAATTATTAATAGAATCTAAAGATTATCTTGACGGGCTAGACATTGTTCGTATTGAAATGGAAACGCGCAATGGCTAGTAATAAACAGGAAGGGAACCTTGTCGGTTTTAGGATTTTCTTTGATGCTTCTGGAAACTTGATGACTGAGTTAAACAAGATTCCAAAGAGTGAGGTAGATAAAATATTTAAAGAGCCTGAAGAACAAAAAATAATTTCAACAGTTCTTGAGCAGGCTCTTTATAACTTCGAAGGGTTACACGAAAAGATCGAAAACGAACTAGATGCGTTAAACGCTAGGACTTTTTAGATCTATGCCTTCGAGTTTTTTGGGCAATCTTCTTCGGCTGCTTGCTGTGTTGTTTGCCCTTTTTTGTATCTTCGCGTTTTTTGCGGGTAGTAGCAGCATACTCTTTAGCTGACAAAGACTTAATAGCTTTTTCAGGTAAGTATCTCTCTCCAGTCTCACTGGACTTCTTGCCCGACTTAGTACGCCACTTTTGTTTTGTCCAAGCCTTAAGAGACTTCTGAGATTTTTTAAGAGCCATTACTTATATCCTCCACCTGCAGCCTTATACTCTTTAGCAAGCATCTGAGCTTTTCGCGCAGACCATTGACCAGCTTTACCGCCCTTTGAACCAGCCTTTATCTTGTTGAAGAGGCGCTTACGCATAGTAGGCTTGGTATAGTTACCAGCCTCGTTTACTTTAGACTTTGTTTTTCTTTTTGTCGTCATTTTTGACTCACTGGTTGAGTTGTCATAAATCGAAGAACAACAATACCGCTTGCAATTGCACAGCCTACCATAGCCTGAACAGCTGGATTAGCAGGAAGAAAACCTACAAAGCCTTGGAGAACTGAAAGAACAGCAAGGGCTACGCCATACTGTACTGTTCGTGATTTAAGTGCTTGTTTAATTGTCATCTTAGTTCCTCTATTTCTTCTATTCTACAGCGAACTAATCGCCCTTTATGTTTCATGTGAA